TTCAGCAGTACGAGAAAGCCATCGCGGATCAGGACAGTGCGCTCAAGGTAGATGCGAACTTTTACATGTCGTACATGCAGAAGGGGGCATCGCAATGGGAGTTGCGGCGGTGGGATGACGCATTGGAATCGTTCAGGAAAGCGAACGAGATCAACAACACCGACCCCAACTGCCAGTGGATTCTGGGTCTGCTCTCGTTGCAGATGAATGATTTCAAGACCGGCTGGCCTTTGTATGAGACGCGGTGGAAGAGCGAGCGGTTTAAATCGCCGCGATTGAATACCGACAAGCCGCAATGGACGAAAGAGAGCGGTGCCAAATCGGTGCTGGTGTGGGGCGAGCAAGGCATCGGAGATCAGATCATCTACGGTACGTTGCTGCCGACTGTACGTACATTGTCCGGACAGATGACCGCGATGGTCGAACCGCGTTTGATTCCGTTGTTCTCAAGGTCAATGCCGGACATTGAGTTCATTGCCAACACCTCGCAGGTCCCGGCGGACAAACACGAAGCGCAGATCCCGTTCGCGTCTCTCGGGGCATCGTTGATTGAAACCAAAGAAGATATCACCCGCTACGCCAAGCGCGATTATCTGAAGGCGGACGAAGCCAAAGCGAAAGCGATCTGCGAGGAGCTTGGGATTACGGACGATGACTTCGTGGTGGGCGTGTCGTGGATCAGTTCCGCGATGAAGATTGGCCCACACAAGAGCATGAGTCTTGCGGAGATGATGCCGATCTTTTCGATTCCCGGTGCGAAGTTTGTCAATTTGCAATACGGCCATGTCAAGCAGGACTTAGCGGACTTTGAGGCCAAGCACGGCGTGAAGATCTTGCAGTCCTCGGTGGATTGCTGGAAAGACTTGGACGGACTCGCGGCGTTGTGCCAAGTGTGCGATGTGATTGCGTCGATCAGTAGTTCTACGGTTCACATGGCCGGTGCTTTGGGTATTCCGGTGATGCTGATGGATGCGAACAAGCTCTGGTATTGGGGCAACAAAGAAGGCGACCGTAGCCTGTGGTACCCATCGGTGCGCATCTTCCCGAGGGACTACGTGACCGCCTCTTGGAAGCCGCAGATTGAAGCCGTGGCTTATGCGATTCACGAGATGAAAAACGCATGAGTTGGTTCCCGACTGTGGCGTTGGTTGCGTTATGCGTGGCAGCGTCGTGGGCGTTGGGCGGCGAATTGATTGACGCAGTGTTGTTGTATTTGCTTTTGATCTTGGTGGACAAAAACTAATCTCTAACACAAGAGGGTTGTTTTATGTATGATAACGAGTCCCCGCCGGGTTCATGGAAGAAGGAACTCTCGGCTGCACCGTGGGGCTACGGACAGAACCAAAATCAGAAAGTTAGGAATGCTCTAGCCGCTGTTAGGCAAGGGGGCATGTGGGCCGAGGCGTCGGTGCTGGAGGCAGAGATCACGACGCTCAAGGCAGAAATTGGGCATTTGATGGAGAGACTAGATGAAATTAAAAGAGACAAGTAAAACGACTGGGGCGATTAGGGAATACCTTGCGGAGATTGGGCGCAAAGGTGGCTCTGCGGCGACGGGTGATAAGAAGCGTCGTAGCCCAGCGCATTACAAGAAGATGGTCGCAGCACGGCGCAAGAAGCGTAAGCAGAAGGCCGAAGCCAAGTGAAAAGATTCTTGTCTCTTGGCGCTGGTGTGCAGTCTTCGACCCTTGCTTTAATGATTGCGCATGGCGAATTGGAGCCAGTGGAAGCGGCGATCTTTGCCGACACAGGTTGGGAACCGCGCCACGTTTACGAGTGGCTAGATTGGCTAGAGAAGCAGCTTCCGTTCCCGGTGCATCGGGTTCAGCGGGGCAACTTGAGAGAGGACACACTGCGCCGGTCTACGGTGCAAGAACGCATTGCCGCGATTCCGTGGCACATGAAGATGCCAAATGGCGACCGGGCTATGGGGCGACGGCAATGTACGATGGAGTACAAAATCCAGCCGCTGACCAAGAAGGCTCGTGAGTTGGTTGGGCTTGTCCCTCGGCAGCGTGCCAAAGGGGTGCTGTGCGAGATGTTTATTGGCATCAGCACTGACGAAGCCTTGCGAATGAAGCCAAGCCAAGATGCGTGGAAGGTTCATCGCTGGCCTTTGATTGAAAAGAGCATGAGCCGTAATGACTGCTTAGCGTGGATGGAGCGGAAAGGGTATCCCCTACCGCCGAAATCGTCTTGTATCGGCTGTCCGTTCCATTCAGATCACGAGTGGCGATTGATCAAGGCTGACCCTGTATCGTGGGCCGATGCCATAGAAGTAGACAAGGCGATACGTCAGCAGCCGGGAATGCGTAGTCAGCAGTTTATGCACCGCTCTTGCGTGCCGCTTGAACAGGTTGACTTGTCTACCGCAGAGGACCACGGGCAGATTGATATGTTCAACAACGAATGTGAGGGGATGTGCGGTGTCTGATCCGGTCAACCATCCCGAGCACTACCAGCAGGACGGGATTGAAACGATTGACTACATCCGTGCGGTGCTGGGCAGCGAGGGCTTCGTCGCCTATTGCGTGGGCAACGTATTGAAATACGCGAGCCGCCCGAAGAAGGGCAAATACGCGCAGGACTTACGCAAGGCGGCGTGGTATTGCAACCGCGCAGCGGACGAACTTGAGAGGGCGGAGAAGATCTGATACAGTTTGATTGTGCTATCTCCTGTTATGGAGTTCGCCCCGGATTGAGTGATTACTCTCCGGGGCATTTTTTTACCTGCGTACTTTGTACACCCGCCGCTCACGACCGGGGCCATTGGGCTTGATGATGTCTTCCATGATGTCGCCCGACTCCAAGAGCGTATTTAAATACTCGTTCCGATCCCTAGCCTTCATGCCTTGGCAAGCCTTGGCGAGTTGGGTGCCGCTCATGCCGTCCTTACCGGCGTCACGAATGAGCTTGAGGATCTTCTTGTGCGCGGCTTCGATGTCGTTCTCTGCGACTTCGCGATACATGAGTTCAGCGGTGTAGTTGAATGACCACCTCGCAAGGTCCGCTCCCATCTTCATCACTTCAAAGGTGATGACCGGCGTATGCGGGTTACGTGCGATGGCTTCAATCATGGCGAGTTTCACCGAGATTTCTGCAAAGCGCACCCAGAGGTAGTCCTTCTTGCGGGCGCATTGAATCTGCCAGTCCTTGAGTTTGTTGTACTCGTCGAAGGCATCGTCTTCCCACTTGACTTGAATCGGCACCACATCGGAACTGGCGACGTGCTGAATGTTTGAAAGATTACCGATGCCGACAGGGACAACCGATGCCGCTTCAATGACATCGCGGATGATGTCCTCCGGTGGATTCTGTCCGCCCTCTGGTACTTGGCTGTCGGGATATTCCTCAAACGAGGGCATCAACAAGATGCGGCTCATGGTGCCGTTGTCCAGCATCTCAAACGTGAGCGCCTTGGTCAGCGACGAGGGTGTTGTGGTGCCGAAGAAGTTGAAGTTCGGTTGCTTGATGTCAAGACGCTTACGGTCTTTGTTGTCGGCGTATTCCTGACCGTGATACGTGCCACCGCTGCTGGAGTAGATCTCAAGCAGGGTCTTGATGATGTCCTTCTGGTGTGACGCTGCCGTCTTAGCGGTCAGCGATTGCAAGTAAAGCCCCATCTCGTCGAGGTGAGAGATGCGTGAGGGGAAGTCGTGCAGGGTACGCAGAATGGCAACGCCTGATGAGAAGCGGTCGCCTGAGATGTAGTTACTCAGATTAGCATCTTCCAGAATCTTCTTGACCTTCTGGCGTGAGTGGTCCTTACCGGCACCGGGTGTGGCGACGGCAATGGAGAAGATGTTGCAACGGGTACCAAACGAACTCATCGCGTACCGTCGCCCGAAGATTGCGCCAAACATGCAGATCGTATTCATCAACGCAAAGGTCGGCTGTGGCTGCTGGGCGCACGACAAGATCCAGCGTGTGACGCGACCCACAAGCGAGGGGCTTTCAAACCATTCGTTCGGGAAGTTGGACTTGTTGCTCTTGGTGAACTTCTTGGATTCGGTGAGGCCCGTCAGATCCACCCGAATCTCTTTCGTCGGGTTCAGATTTAAATGCGGCGCAGGTACCCAGCCGTTTTGCTGAGCGTGGTAGTAAAGCGTACCGGCTCCGATCTTAGAGGGCGGCGACTTGCTGTAGTGATCCCACCGCTGCCGGGTCTCAAGGCTGTTGTACTTGCCGGAGGCTTGCGACCACTGGTCAAAGACGATGAAGCCCTTGCCTTCGGTGGCGCAGTACACTGCCATGCCGATGCGGTTCCAATCGTCCCATGAGAGATCGGGATTCGGTACAAACTTGAGCGCATCTTGAACGGCAACGAGTGTCCCCGTGAGCCCTTCAATGGAAGTCTTGACATCCTTGTCGGGGATGACGGTGTGCTGGAGCCGAGTGCGCCGAAGGTTAGGCGGCAGGGTTTTGTACGCTGCCTCGCAAGCCTCAAGCACCTGTTGGTGGGTCACAAGGGGCAGCGACTCTAACGGCACTTCGTGAGGCGCAGAGAAGGGCCACTGGTACGGTTTGCCGGTTTCCGGGTGGATGGCATAGGCCACGAACTGCTGGCCCACACCGAGCACCTCAATCGGGTGCATGCTGACCTTGGAGAACGGCTCGTTGGTGCGATAGAGGTAGAGCGCCTTCGGGGATTTACCAATGCGCACGAAGTCGGTTTTGCCGAGCTTCTCCTGAATCACATTGCCGACCGCGATGGCAACGGACGAATCAAGTACGTCCACGTCTACCGCGACGACCTTACCCGTCAGAATACCGATGCCTGCGTCGGGCCACTTCTCCCAGATGTCGATATGCGAACGCGAACTATCCACCGTCGTCCAGCGTGGCATATCAAACCACTGGCCATTGTCATACCGACCGGGCTTCTTGGTACCCGGCATAATCGGAACGATGGTGTAGCCTGCGTCAAGCAGCTTCGCACCATGCTCAAACATGAATTGATCAGACATTGACGACTTGGACCTCAATGCGCTCTTCGTTGTCGTACTTCTTTGAAGCGACGATTTCACACACGGCTGCGTCATCGTCAAAAACGATTTCGTTCAGCGCGTCAAGGACTGCCTTGATGATGTTGTCAAGATCGGGTCTGGAAACGTGCCATCCCGTTTTGGTCTTGTGGGAAAAGTACGCCGTGATCGTAACCTTGACAGGACCTTCTAACATGGTCTTGCCTATCATCGCAACTTGTGCAAACGACTTGAGTGCTCGTTCGTAATCGCGAGTCTTCTGTGGCGTGTATGTCACCACACCACCGGTCTTGGTTCGACCAAAGCGCGGACGGGACTTACCAATCGGTGTCCCATGGAACACGATGTCAATCATAGGGTTACTCCAAATTCTCGTTTGATTTTTTGAGCGTGATCTTTTGTTGGCCGCAGGGAATCCTTGATGTACGCCGCAAGGGTGTTGCGCGAAATGCCAATCAGTTTCGCGGCTTCTCGGATTGTCAAGC